GTGCCGACCCGGTCGGCCAGGCTCGCCGAGTGGCTGCCGTACTGGCTGGACAACGTCATCAAGTCCCGACGCAAGCTCAGCACGTACGACAAGTACGAAGCACACGTCCGGCTCTACCTGGTGCCGATGCTCGGCACCAAGCGGCTCGAATCCCTCGGCGTCGCCGACGTACGCCGCTTCCTCGTCCGCCTGGAGGAGAAGACCACTGCGGCGACGGCCAAGGAGGCACACCGCGTGCTGCGTTCGGCGCTGTCCTCCGCGTGCCGCGAGGAACTGATCACGCGGAACGTCGCCAAGCTCGTCGAGCCTCCTCGCACCGACAACCGCGAGCTGAAGCCCTGGACCCTGGACGAGACGCTCGACTTCCTGGCGGCCTCCCGTAAGGACCCGCTCTATGCGGCCTTCGTGCTCGCCATCGCCATGGGCCTGCGGCGGGGTGAGATCGTCGGTCTGCGCTGGTCGGACCTCGACCTCGACAACCGTGTCCTGTACGTCCGCCAGCAGATGCAGCGTCGCCGAGGTGTCCTGTACGACGATGACCCCAAAAGCCGTCGCCGCCGTGCTGTCCCGCTCCCAGCCCTGTGCATCGCGCCCCTGCGCTGGCACCGGATGCGGCAGGCGGCGGCCCGCGCCAAGGCGGGGGAGCGGTGGCAGGAGTCGGACTACGTTTTCACCACCCGCACCGGCCGCCCGGTCGAGCCGCGGAACGTCTACCGCTCCTTCACCCGCATCGCCCGGTCCGCCGGCCTCCGCGTGATCCGGCTGCACGACGCCCGGCACGGCACGGCCACCCTCCTCACGGCGGCCGGAGTCGCACCCCGCGTGGTGATGGAGATCCTGGGCCACTCCCAGATCAGCATCACCATGAACGTCTACACGCACGTCGTCCAGGACACCCAGCGCGAGGCCATGAGCCACATGGACCGCCTGCTGCGGAGGCGCTCCGGTCGTCAGTGACCACCGCCGTTGATGTCAGAAGTAGATGTCAAAGGGCCCTCACATACGGAGATCCGTATGTGAGGGCCCTTTGACCTTGTGCCCCCGGCAGGATTCGAACCTGCGACACCCGCTTTAGGAGAGGGATTCTCGCACTGCGGATAGGGCCTGATCAGTGGCCATGCGGTTGCACGCCGGGTGATCGTTTAGGTGATATTTGGGAGATCAACTCTACGGTCCGTGCTTCCGGAGGTCCACCCGCCCCCACAGCGCGCGCAGACCGACGTTGCCCATCGCCCGCCAGAAGATCTCCTCCAGCCCGTCGAGACGCTCCTGCCGCATGGCCGGCGTCGGCTTCTGGTAATGCCGCTTGATGCCCGGCCGCCGGTGCCCGGCCGCCTCGAAGGCCAACGGCTCCTTCACTCCGATCTCCGACTGCATCGTGTCGTGCAGAGCCCGCAGCGCCCGCATGTCCAGGCCCGGCAGGATCGGCTCCCACGCCGGGCGGTACGACACGCCCTGGCGCTTCGGCCGCTCCTCGCGCCCGTCGCACGCCGGCCTGAAGGTGCGCGACCAGTTGCCGCGCCGCCACGGCTGCCCGGACGCGGTGGCGAACACCCGCTCATGCGGCCAGTCCGCGAGGTGGGCGCGCAGCAGCGCGGCCAGGAACGGTGGCACGTCCACATCCCTCGTCGACCCGTCGTTCTTCGTCGGCTCCAGCCGCAGCTGCCAGCCCTGCTTCGTGCCGTCCTTGTCGCGTAGCTGGTACTCGGCGTACTCCTCGACGACCCGCAGGATCGGGCACACGAAGACGCCTGCGCCCCACGGCTGGGTGCGCAGCAGCAGTGTGTTGTCCCGGTGCAAGCCGAGGCCCTCGCCCCACCGCAGCCCGGTGAAGGCGGTGGTGAGGACGTGAATTCCGATCGCGGGCCCGAGCCGCTCGGCCACCAGGACCGCGTCCTCCGGGCGCGGACCACCCTCCCGCCGCATCTTCGGCGGCCGGGGCCTGGCCGTCGCCGCGGACGTCGCCCGCGTGCGGCGCCGGCCGAACAACGGATTCACCGTGATGTACCCGGCGTCCACGGCTGCGGTCATGATGGTCGACATCAAGCTGACGCAGTGCCCACGGCTGACGTCCTCCAGGCCCAGCGTCTGCTGCCAGGTGTCGACGTCGAACCATGTGACCTTCCGCAGCGGCACGCCGTCCCACCGCGGCAGGATGTGGTTCTCCAACCGGTCCCACCGCGTGCCGTTCGTCCGGCCCCGCTTCTCCCTGCTCGACATGAAGTTCCGCGCGAACTCCCCGAACGTCACGGCCCGTTTGTCCGGGTCGATCCAGGTCCCTTCCTGAATCAACCGTTCCTGTTCGTTGCCCCAGTCCTCAGCCGTCTTCTTCGTCGGGAACCCGGACCGGGACAGCCACGGCGGGACGTGCCCCTCTGGCGCCCGGTACTTCACCCGCCAGGTGAACTGCTTCGTCTTCTTGCCGTTCTTGACCTTGTAGACCTTCTCCGCGTGAGCCACGCGGCCCTCCCCTTGCTCGTCTTCGCCAGACCTACGCGGGACGCAGCCGGTACTGGCGCTGGCCCGAGACCGGAACGCGGTACCAGTGCGGCGTTAGGTCTGCCTGGCGGCGAGCCATGAACTGGGCGCCGCGCTCAGAGATTAGGTCGGCTCGCACGGTGTAGGCGATGTAGTCGGGCGTGTCGTCGACAGCTACTGCCGCACCGTCCGGCATGACGGCCTTCCGTTCCATGGTGATCGGGATACGGCGGGCGCGCGGCGCGTCCGCAGGCAGCGGGTGCCACCGCCGGGACTGCTGGGTGTACACCTCGCGGAAAATCTCGGCGCCCTCGTCGCTGATGTCGTCCCAGTGGAAGTGGAATATCCACCCGCTGCCGTCCTGCACCTTCTCGATCCAGGGCTCGAAGTAGTCCTCGTCCTGGCTGTGTCGTTTCACCTCAACTGTGAGCATGAGCATGCCTGCTCCGTTCCGCCGAGCGGTGGCCCCTCCCCGGTGACGGTGTGTATGCATGCAACCACACGAATGGCCGAAATGCATCTACCTCGTATGCCCCCGTCAGGAGTCTGCAACCTCATCCGCCTCGGCAGCGAGCCTCTGCAGGTAGTGCCGGGTCTTGCGGTAGCGGGCGGCGATTCTTGCGACCTCTTCGGGCGTGGCTCCCTTGCGTCCCTGCAGGACGACGATCACGTGCCCGTCATCCTCGTCCGGACCCAGGTTGATCACGGTCGAGTCGAGCGTCTGATTACTGCGCAGCTCGTACTCCACGGCTGGCGGCAGCGGCAGCGACTCGGCCGCCGAGGGCGCCGCTTCTGTTGCGGCTTCCTCCTCGATGGAGCCGCCGGCCATCACCCGCTCCGCCGCCCCCTCTGGCCAGCCGAGCAACGTGGCGTACTCGCGCACGGTCCGGTTGACCTTGGAGAACTTGCCCGCCTCGATGTTCTGAATCGTGCTGCGGCCAACGCCGAGCGCGCGTGCTGCCTCGGGTTGGGTGAGTCGCGGCCGGCGCCCTTCGCGCGCTGCTTGCAGCGCTTCCCCCAGCCTCGTGGTCATCTCATCCATGCGCTCATCCTGGCACACATGGTTGCAAGCACATAGCTCAGATTCAGCGCTTTGACCTGGGCATTAATCGGCACGTATGTGCGGCTCGGTTGCATCTTGCGCCCCGTCCGCCCCTCAGTCCGGCTCAGAGCCGCCTACTTTCTACGCATAGAAAGTAGGCAGACTGCTTGCGTTCGTAGCCAACGCGTGCTCAGAATGTAGGCGTGAAGCCCAACGGACGCATGATCAGAGGCATCCGGGAAGGCCGGAAACTGAGCCTTCGTAAGCTCGAAGCCCAGACCGGCCTCAATCGCGGATACCTGTCCCGCCTGGAACGTGAGCAGGTGGCCGACGTCGGCTCTGAACAGCTCCGCAGGGTGGCCGCCGCTCTCGATGTACCCGAGAGCCTGATCCTCGACGAGGAGACAACGCCGTGACCGCCAAGGCCACGAAGATCCGCACCGCCCCCGTCCGGCCCGCGCCGCTGGGCGAGGCCGAATTCCGACGCTGGACGCCCGAACAGGTCGTCGAACTGCAGCTCCTGCCGTACACCAGCGCCCGCGCAGTGAGGGAGCGCTGCTACCGCCGCGAGCTGTGGCACCACAAGGACGGCGGGCGCATCACCTTCACCGCCGAAGACCTGCGGCGCAACGCCGAGATGGGCGCCTGCGCCCCGCTCAGCGCCTGAGCTTCCCCCACAACGCGCCGAAGGGCCGCCCGACTTGCCCGGCCTGGCGACCCCCGACCGGCGCCCCTACACAGCAGAGAAAGCAGAGGTCACCGTGACCACACAGACTACCCCGCAGAGGGTCCGAACGTTCGACGGCGCCGAGTGGGAGCTGCGCGCCACCACCCAGACCGGCACCGCGCTGTACGCCATCGCCGGTGCGCCGGAGTGCTGCCCGCCCTCCCTGATGGCCACGCTCGCCGAACTCGCCGAGCACGGCATCCAGAGCACGGAACTCGCGGCCGTCGTCGCTGAGCTGGGCGCCCTGCCCATGCCCGCCGGGCCCGAGCCCCGCACCGTGCTCGACCGCGCTCGCAACGCCCTGAAAGCCCGTATGACGAAGGACGACCTGCGCCTCGTTCTGCAGAACGTCGTCACGTACACGGCTGAGCTGGAGGCCGAACGGCACACCACGAACGAGGCCCTGTCCGACGCGGCTGAGCAGCTGCGCGCGAACCGGGACCGCATCGCCAGGTTGGAGAAAGCCGCCGTAGAGGGGCGGGCAGCCCTGGCGTCCTTCTGCCACGACGTCGAAGACCCTGGCACGGCCGCGCTCGGCGCTCTGTACCTGCTCCAGCAGGCGACGGTCGGCGCGCCGATGCAGCCGGGCGAGACCGTCCCGAAGGTCTACCGGGCGTCGCACGACTCGATCGTGATGGGCCTGTACACCACGGCCGCCGAGGCGCGGAAGCACTGCGAGGCCGCGGAGCGCCGGACGTGGGCCAAGTTCGAGCAGCCGTCCTTCGACTGGATCGAGGACGAGGAGGACGGCGTCGCCGAGATGACCGTCTGGGTCGGCGGCGAGGAGTGCATGACCGGCTTCGTCGTCACCGCGCTGGAGGTCGCCTCCGCGTACAACGAGGAGGTCGACGAGTGAGCCCGCTGCGCACCCTCCGCCAGATCGTCGCCCCCACCGGCCGCCACCGCAGCCCCCGCACCAGCCCGGCACCCGCGCCCGGCACCGTCTCCCTCGACGACCTCCTCGGCCCCGCCACGCCCACCCGCCCGGCCGGGCCCGCCGTCACCCAGCGCTGGGACGACTGCCCGCCCTGCGGCAAGGCCACCGTCGGCATCGCCCACGCCGACGGCTGGACCTGCGGCGAATGCCTCACCACCAGCCCCGGGACACCGCGGTGAACCGCTCCCGAGGCAAAGGCCTCCTCGTCACCGCCGCCCGCGAGAACACCCCCGAGGAACGCGCCGCCGCATCCCGCGCCGTGCTCCGCCGGGCCCGCGACCGCGACGACCTCCGCCAGCTCCTCGACGCCCTCGGCCTCAACACCCAGACCAGCAAGGACAACTCATGAGCATCCGCACCCTGCCCCACGCCCTGTACATCGAGGCCATCGAGACCGCACTGGCCGAGGCCAAGATGACGCCCGATGAGGTCGACGTGCGCGACAGCGAGGCCTGCGGCGCCACCCCCTTCCTCGACGCCGTGATCACCCTCACGCCGGAGGCGTCCGGCATTCCGGACCGCTTTGAACACGGGTTGATCCTCGTGTGGGAGTACCACGACGGCCACGAGGACGGCTGCCTGAACGAGGGCCCGTCGTGGCAGTGGGCCCGCCTCAACGACGACGGCTCCAACACCGTCCCCGAGCCGCTGCCCGTGCCCGGCTTCGTCGCCCCCGCGATGCTCGCCGGCGCCGTCGCCACCCTCGTCCACACCGGCACCGCCACCCCGATGACCAGCGAGTGGCACGACCACAAGCTCGGCCCCGTCCAGGCCGCCATCGAGGACTGGGCGCGCGAGTAGCCCGCCGACCGGCCGGGCCCGCTCACTCCCCCCGGTGGGCCCGGCCACCCCCGCACCACCCGCACAACACCGACCAGGAAGGCCCGCACCGTGGCGAAGACCAGCGGCAACGACGACACCGGCGAGATGCTCGCCGAACGCATCGCCGCGCTCATCGTCGACACCGCCACCAACGCCCCCCGCTCCCTCCAGAAGCGGCTCGGCCCCTCCGAGGTCGGCGACCCCTGCGAGCGACGCCTCACCTACAAGGAACTCGACTGGCCGCGCGCCGCCGCGGCGAGCGACCCGGCCGCCAGCATCATCGGCACCGGCTTCCACACGTGGATGGAAGAGGCGTTCGCCCGGCGGCAGACGACGCTGCCCGACGGCCGACCCCGCTACAAGATCGAAGAGCGGGTCACGGTCCTCGCCAGCCCCATCGAGGCCACCGCCGTCATCGGCTCCTCCGACCTGTACGACCGGCTGACCCGCACCGTATGGGACTGGAAGCTCGTCGGGCACACCACCCTCGACAACTACCGGCGCAAGGGCCCTGGCCCTCAGTACCGCGTGCAGGCCCACCTGTACGGGCTCGGCCAGGAGAACGCCGGCGAGACCCCAGAACGGGTCGCGATCTGCTTCGTCGGCCGCTACCACGAACTCCGCGTCCACGTCTGGACCGAGCCGTACAACCGGCAGGTCGCGCTCGACGCGCTCGCCCGCCTCGACGCGATCCGCGCCCGCCTCACCGGGCCCGCCGCGCAGGCGTCCGACTACGACCACACCTGGTGGTCCCAGATCCCCACGAGCGAACTGGCCAAGTGCCGGTTCTGCGAGTGGTTCAAGCCCGGCAGCACCGACCTGACCGTCGGCTGCCCGGGCGTCCAACAGCCGGCCGCCGCACCGCGGCACGGCTTCGAATCCCTCATCGCATAGCAAGGAGCGCATCCGCATGGACGCGAACAGCTTCCTCATGGGCGGCGGCGGAGCCCCCACCGCCAAGTTCCCCACCCCCGGCACCACCGTGGGCGGCCGCATCACCGAACCCCCGAAGGTCGAGCAGCAGCGCGACATCCAGACCGGCGAGGCCAAGTTCTGGGCCAACGGCGACCCGATGATGCAGCTCGTCGTCACCGTCCAGACCGACCAGCGCGACCCCAGCCTGGAGGACGACGACGGGCGGCGCCGCATCTTCGTCAAGGGTCAGATGAAGAACGCCGTCGCCGACGCCGTCCGCGCCGCCGGCGCCCGCGGCCTGGAGGTCGGCGGCACCCTCCACGTCCGCTACACCCACGAAGGCGAGCAGACGAAGCGCGGGTTCTCCGCGCCGAAGCAGTACGCCGCGAAGTACGTCCCGGCCGCCCAGGCCGAACTCGCCGCCACCGCCTCCGCCCCGGCAGCTGGGGCGGAACGCCGAGGTGCGATCGCTGACATGCCGCGCCGCGCCATGGAGTGGACGGAGAGCGTCCCCGCCCCGGCCGGAGTGAACACCGTCACCGGCGAAATCACCGGCGACGAACCCCCCTTCTAACCCCCGCCCCAGCGCCGCCCGCCGCCGCGTGACCTCCCCGCCGCGGCGGCGGGCGGACCAACCACCACCCCCGAGGAGCGCACCACCTTGAGCACCGCAATGGTCCGCGACACGCCACTCGACGGCGCCCTGTGGCTCATCCGCCACGGCTTCGCCGTCTTCCCCGTGGACCACCCCGGGCTGGAGCAGTGCGCGGGCATCGGCCAGGGCCACGACCCGGCCACCTGCACTCACCGCGGCAAGCACCCCGCCGTCGCCTTCACCCGCACCCACGCCCGCGACGAGCAGCAGGTGCACGCCCTCTTCGGGACCCAGCTCCGCAACGTCGGCGTCGCCGTCGGCGCCACCACCGGCCCCGCCGGGCAGCAGCTCCTCGTCGTCGACTCCGACCGGCCGGGCGCCCTCGAAGACGCCGCCCACGCGCTCGGTCAGCAGCACGTCACCACCATGCGGGTGCACACCGCGAAGGGCCACCACGACTACTACTGGGCCCCCGCCCACCTCAAGCTCGGCAACGGACTCGGCACCCTCAAGGGCCAGTTCGACGGCGACGTCCGAGCGGGCAACGCCTACGTCATCGGCCCCGGCAGCGTCCACGCCACCGGCGTCATCTACGAACTCGACAACCCCGACCAGCCGCCCGTCGCCGCACCCGACTGGCTGCTCACCGCCCTCACCACGAAGCCCGCCCCCGCACCGGCCGCCGCCGGACCCGCCCCGCACATCGACCTCCCCACCGACCGGCTCGACGCCTACACCCGCCGCGCCGTACAGGCCGAATGCGACGCCATCGCCCGCGCACCCGAAGGCGACCAGAACAACCAGATCAACACGTCCGCGTTCAACCTGGGCACCCTCGTTGCCGTCGGCGCCCTCACCGAGAACGACGCCCGGCAGGCGCTCCTCGCCGCGGCCCGCGCGGGTAACCACCCCGACGGCCGAGCCATCCCCACCATCAACTCCGGCCTGACCGCGGGCATGTCCCACCCGCGGGACCCGTGGCCGCCGGTCGCCCGCGACCGCAACAGCTTCGCCGTTCTCCTCCCGCAGCAGCCCACCGCACCTGTCCCGGCACCGAGCGGCTGGACCCCGCCCGTCGAGCAGCCCGTCGTCCTGCCCTCGCCGATGCCCGCCCGCGAGTGGGACGACCTCGGCAACGCCGAACGCGTCATCGACCGGTACGGCAGCGAGATCCGCTGGCTTGCCGACATCGAGCGCTGGGCGTACTACGACAAGGGCCGCTGGAACCTGAAGGGCGCCAACACCGGCGTGTGGACCCGCGTCGTCGACACCATCAACCGGCTCGAGGACGAGGCCCCGAACTACAGCGACGAAGCGCCCGAGCCAGACCCCGACAGCAAGTCCAAGACGCTCCCCGCCAGCGACCGGGAGAAGTTCCTCGCCTGGGCCCGCAAGCAGCGCATGCGGCCAAAGCTCGCCGCCGCCCGCGAAGTCCTCCAGGCCTACCCCGCCGTGCACACCACCATGGACGCCTTCGACCAGCCGGAGATGCTCCTCAACGTCGCCAACGGCATTGTCGACCTGGAGACCGGCCAGCTCCGCGCCCACGACCGCAGCCTCTACCTGATGCAGCAGTCGCCCATCTGCTACGACCCGCACGCCACCTGCCCGATGTGGGAGAAGTTCCTCGCCGGCGTCATGCCCGACCCCGAGCGCCGCGCCTACCTCGCCCGCGTCGTCGGCTACAGCCTCACCGCCGCCACCGGCGAACAGGTCATGTTCATCCACCACGGCGAAGGCCAGAACGGCAAAGGCGTGTTCATGCGCGTCGTCATGGGCCTCCTCGGCGAGTACGCCCAGGCCGTCCCGGCCTCCACCCTCATGGCCAAGCACGGCGACGGCGGCATCCCCAACGACCTCGCCCGCATGGTCGGCAAACGCCTACTGTCGACGGCCGAGACGGGCCGCACCGCCGAGGGCCGCGGCAAGCCCCTCGACGAGGAACTGGTAAAGCGCCTCACCGGAGAAGACCCCATCCCTGCCCGGTTCCTGAACGCCGAGTTCTTCGAGTTCAAGCCCGTCGGGAAGATCCACCTGGCGACCAACCACCTGCCCGACGTGTCCGGCAGCCACAGCATGGCCCGCCGCCTCCAAGACATCGGCTGGGACGTCATCGTCCCCCCGGCCAAGAGGATCCAGGGACTCGCCGAGAAGATCCTCGCCCGCGAAGCCGCCGGCGTCCTCAACTGGGCGATCCGCGGCTGCCTCGACTGGCAGAAGCAGGGCCTGGCCGTCCCCGAGTCCGTCACCGCGAAGACCCGCGAGCACATCGCCCAGTCCAACCCGCTCGCCACGTGGCTGGAGGAAGAGACCGACGCCGTCCCGGACGCGGTCACCGAGAACAGCCAGCTGTACGGCAGCTACAAGACGTGGGCCGAGAAGGCGGGCGTCCGCTACCCCATGTCGCTGAAGGCGTTCACCACCCGCCTGCAAGAGCAGGGCTACACCCAGGCGAAGGACTCGCGGACCAGAAGAGCCGTCACCCGCGGGCTCGCCCTCGCCCTCCTCGGCGGTGCCCGATGACCGGCCGTGCGAAGGGATGCGAAGGGGTTGCGAAGGGGTTTGCGAAGGGGTCTGCGAAGGCTTTGACCTGCAAGTCGAAGGGGTCGAAGGGGTTTTTCTACGCCCACGCGCATAAGGAGAAGGAATCTAAGACCACCGTCTACGCAAGGGTCACGGCGCGAAACCCCTTCGATCCCTTCGCACCGCAGGTCAACCCCTTCGCGGACCCCTTCGCACATGCCTTCGCAACCCCTTCGCACCCCTTCGGAGGCTGGCCGTGACCGGCCTCCCGCCGCACCTCGCCGCCGAGCGTGCCGCCCGCGCCGCCGAGACCGTCCGCGTCCGGCCCTGCCCGCGGTGCGGAGCCGACACCCTCGTCGCCCGCACCCCCGACCGCGTCGCCGCCGTCGACGTCCGCGCCGACCCCACCCCCGTCGACCCGAACGCCATCCCCGCCGACCAGCTCGCCTGGTGCCTCACCGGCGGCGGCCACACCCCGCAGCGCATCCGCTGGCGCGACCGCTGGCACGCCCGCCACTGCACCCACCCCGTCCTCATCGACCACGTCTGTCCACCCCAACCCGTCCAAGGAGTCCTGCTGTGAGCCGATCGAAAGCCAAGGGCACCGCCGCCGAAACCGCGGTCGTCCGCTTCCTCCGCGCCATCGGCTTCGCCCAGGCCGAACGCCGCACCCTCAACGGCACACAGGATCGCGGCGACATCGCCGGCCTGCCCGGCATCGTCATCGAGGTCAAGAACTGCTCCCGCCAGGAGCTGGCCGCCTGGGTCGAGGAGGCAGAGCGCGAGCGCGCGAACGACGGCGCGTCCCTCGGAGTCGTCTGGCACAAGCGCCGCGGCAAGGCCGACCCCCGCGACTGGTTCGTCACCATGTCCGGCCTGCAGTTCGGCTACCTGCTGCGCGAGCACATGGAGATGCCGCCGCTCGACGAGGACGGTGCCGCGTGAGCGAGCAGCCCGCCGTCGTCACCGGCATCCGCCCCGGCATCACCGTCCGCGGCCTCGACCGCGACCAGACCCCGACCGCTGACTGGCTGTGCTCCTGCCGACGGCACGAGCGCGCCACCGGCCGGACCGCCGTGCAGCAGCTCCTCGCCCGCGCCCGCGCCGGCGTCTGCCCCCACCGGGAGGCCGCATGATCCCCGATGCCGTCCGCGCCGTCATCGCCGCCGTCATGGCCGCCCACCCCGGCGCCAGCCCCGACATGCTCGCCCGCCTCGTTGTCGCCGAACTCCGCGACCTCGGCTGGCACATCACCGCCAAGCCGGGAGGGGCGCGGTGACCGCCCGGCCGCCCCGCCTCCGCTGCCCCCGCGGGCACTTCCTCTCCCGCACCGGCACCTGCCGCTGCACCCACACCCGCCCCTACGCCACCCTCGCCGACCTCTACAACCAGCGCGCCGACGTCCACCAGCTCCGCACCATGACCACCATCTGCCTCACCGGGAGCTACCTGTGACCACCGACCAGACCGCCGACCGCATCCGCGCCCTCACGCTCATCGAGGCCGCTGACTTCCTTCGCAACGCCCACTTCCGCGATGGACTCACCGTGCAGGAGATCGGCGCCGCGCTCCACCACACCGCCGACCTTGCCGACCCGATGGTGGCCAGCCTTGCCCGCGACGGCCTCAGCGCTGACGAGATCGCAGGCATCCTGAGCGCGCCCGGCAAGGCGCGGCAGGACGAGGCGCAGCCGTGACCCGCCGCCTCACCCACGCCCTCGCCTGCCTGTACGGGCTCGTCGCCCTCGGCCTCATCAGCTGCGCCCTCGCCCACACGCAGCACGGCGACTGGCCGGCCGCCGCCCTCACCGCCGGCGCCGCGATCCTCCTCGCCACCGCGATAGCCCACCACGCCTACCAGCGCGACGAACTCCGCGCCGCCCGCCGCGAGATCGAGGCCCTGTCCCGGCCGCGCGACCGCCGCGCCTCCCTCGAGGACGGCGTCGTACGGGTCGCCCTCGCCGCCGCCTGCTGCGAACGCTGGTGGACATCCGCGGGCGCCGAACACGACCACTGCACCCGGAAGGATCAGACCCTGTGACCCCCGCCGACGAGATCACCACCGCCGCCGCGAAGATGCGCACCTTCCCCGGCCCGGCCGCCGAGCCGATCGCCACCCTGCTGGAGACCGTGCTGTCCAGTGCCCGCGAAGCCGCCCCCGCGCACGAGGAATGCGACAGCTGGTGCAACCCGCAGACCTGCGACCTGTCCGCCGCTCTGGCCGTGGCCCGCGCGATCAACGGCGGTGAGCAGCGGTGAGCCAGACCAGCCCGGACGCGCGGGCCGTCGTCCGCGCCCTCGACGCCCTGACGACGCAGGCCCGACGGGTCGCCGACGCCGCAGAGACGATCGCGCTCAACACGTCCACCGCCACCCAGACGCCCCCGACGACGACGGCCGACGACGGGCCCCGCTGCGTCTGCGGCGACCCCATCGAGCAGACCGGCGACCCCGCGTACTGGATCCACAGCCCCGGCTCGGATACACCGTGCCTCGATGCCCGCCCGGCTCTGCCCGCCCGGAAGGTCGCGCACCACATCCCCGCCGAGGCGTACGCCGCATGGACGGAGCAGGCCCCGGCTGCCGACGAGGACGCGCAGCGCACCACCCGCCGCGACAGCATCCGCAACCTCCTCGACCGCGCACACCGCGGCACGCTCACCTTCCCCGAGGCGGACCTACTGCGGCAGCACGTCGAGACGGAGATCCGCGACGCCGACACCGTGCGCGCCGTCGCCCGCGGGAACCTGAGGCACTTCCGGACGATCGCCGCCGAGCTGGAGCAGGCGCAGGCCGCCTCCCGCGGGCTGGCCGGGAAGATCCGAGAGCAGCGGGAGTTCCTGGACCGGGTGCGCGGTGAGCTGGCCGAGGCGCAGGCCGCCATCGCGCGCGTACGCGCCGAGTGCGCCGCGATGGAGCGCGACATGCAGGGCAGCGAGGACGACGGCATGCGCACTGCGGTCGTCCGCGTCCTCGCCGCCCTCGACGGCACCGAGCAGCCCGAGGAGAGCTCTACCCCGTGAACGTGTGCGAGATCTGCGGCGAGTCGGCCCGCGGCTACCTGTGCCACCGGCACCAGGTACAGCTGGCCGCGCGCCTGGCCGACCTCCCCGTGCTGTACGCCGAGGTCGGCCAGTGCCTGGTGCCCCGCGGCCACGGCTGGGGCGACATCGTCGCCACCCGGGGCGCGGCCGGCCCTCGCTCCCCGCTCAACGAGGACGTCCTGGACACCGTGAACGTGGCCAGGGCCGCCGAGGTGATGCGGCTGTGGCGGGTGGACGTGCAGCGCGTGCGCTGGCCGCAGCACTCGCCGCCGCCCCCGCCGGCCGACCTCGCCGCGGACTGCCGCTGGCTGGCCATGGAGCTGGACTGGATCGTCGAGCACTACCCGGGCACCGGCGACCTGTTCCGCGAGGTACGGGAGCTGGAGTCGGCGGCGCGGTCGATCGTCGGCGACCCGGCGCCCCGCCCGCAGCGCCTCGGTCTGTGTGTGGCGGTGACGGACGCCAAGGGCACCGTGTGCGGGGCGGTGATCTCCCGGCTCCCGGGCCAGACCCGGCTGGTGTGCCGGTGGTGCGGGACGGAGTACGGGCCCGAGCAGTACCTGACGCTGGCGGCATTCCAGCCGACGGAGCCGGTATGACTATCGCTAACCCCCTTGCGTAAAGGGGGGTTAGTGATAGTCTCGGAGAGGTGGAAACGCCCCCCTGGCGGGCCCGCATCCGCGTGGAAGACGAGTTGCTGGAACAGCTCGACGCCCAAGTGGAAGCGGCTCGCAGACGACGAGCGCAGGCCCTGAAGGAAGGGGCCGAGGAACTCGGCAGCGTGTACGCGCTGGCGAAGGAACTCGGCCTCAGCTGGACGGCCGTCGCGCACGCGATCAAGAAGTACACAACCGCATAACGGACGAGGGCCGGACAGCAGCTCTCCAGGTGCTGGAACACCCGGAGGCGCGCGCGCCGCCCGACCCTCTACGCCCCCGGAGCGCAGCCACGCCCCGGGCACTTGATCACGAGAGAGCTGGAGCCTCCTCATGACCCAGCGGAACCTTACCGCCCCCGCGGACGCCGACACCCAGGCGGCCCGCCTCGCCGAGCTGCACGCCCAGTGCCGCGCCGACTACCAGCAGGCCGCCGCCAACCGCGCGGCCTCCGCCGGCGCCGCCCGCGACCAGCTCGCCCTCTCCCGCGCGCACGCCGCCGAGGCGGTGGCCACCCGATGAGCGCCACCGACCTGCCCGAGCCCGTGCGCGACCTGCTCGCCGCCGTCCTGGAGGCCATCGACCTCCCGCACCCGGCCACGACCGGCGGCGCCGAGGTCCACGACCAGCTGCTGGCCGCCCGCGTCATGTGCGCCCGGATCGCCCTGCGCAGCGCCCTCGGCCTCGACGGCCCCCTCATGAGCCTGGAGTGGGACGCCCAGTACCTGCGCGAGCGTCTCGCCGAGCACCCGGTCACCGGGTACGTCACCGCCACCCAGGCCCAGGCCGCGCTGGACGCGGGCAAGACCTGGTCCGAGGCCGTTACCCTCCCCGGGGGCGAGGACCAGTGAGCACCGGCGACCTCACCACGTGGGCACACGCCTACCCGCTGCCGGCGGCCCTCGCCGCCGCCGTCGCTCTGGCCGCGCTCGTCGCGCTCGTCGCGCTCGTCGTGGCCGGCCGCCGGGCCGCCCGCCGGACCCCGGCCGCCGTCCTGGTGGCGTCACTCGCCGCCCTCGGCTGCACCGCCTACAGCGCCGACACCAGCTGGCGGTTCGCCGAGCACAGCCTCGGCATGGTGGCGACCGAGGAGCGCGCGGCCATGTTCGCCGCCGCTGAGCTTGCCCTGTTCGCCTGCGCCCTCATGGCCCGGCAGAACCTCCGCGCCCAGGGCGCGCCCGGCACCCCGGGCGTCCTGGTCTGGGTCATCACCGGCGTGCAGGTCATCCCCGCCTACAGCGAGTCCGGCATCGTCGGCGGCACCGTCCGCGCCGTCGTCGGCCCGGTCCTCGCCGCCCTGCTCTGGCACCTCGCCATGGGCATCGAGCTCCGCCACGCCCGGCCCGGCACCACCCCCGGCGGCCTGCCCGCCCTGCTCGCCCGCGAGGCCCGCGAGCGGCTGCTGTCCCGGCTCGGCCTGGCCACCCGCGACCGCACCGCCGAGCAGATCACCCGCGACCGGTGGACCGTCAAGGCCGTCGCCCTGGCCGCCAAGCTCGCCGACATGCCCGAGGAGGCCCGCGGCCGCGCCCGGGTCGCCCGCCGCCTGTCCGTCGCCGTCGGCAAGGCCCAGGCCGGCGCCGACGAGCAGCAGCGCACCAAGCTGATGCAGCTGCTCGCCGCCCGCCGCCACGCTTCCGCGCTCGCCACCATCGACCTGCCCTCCCCGTGGCAGGACGCGCCCCAGGACACCCAGGACGCCACCGAGGACGCGCAGGACACCCAGGAC